TGCAACGCGCCGGTCTGCCTGTGAGAAGCTACAATCCCGGGAACGCGGACAAGACTACACGCCTTAACATCGTGGCTCCCATCATCGCCAAGGGCAGAGTCTACATTCCCGAGTCCTCGGTTAACGCAGGCATGGCTCGTGATTGGGCCGAGCCTTTGATCAGCCAGCTATGCTCCTTCCCCGAAGTTCGGCACGATGACTTGGTGGACTCCACATCTCAAGCTTTAAGACTTTTGCGAGACTTAGGGTTAATTTCCATCGACCCGGTATACAATCCAGATGACGACTACGAAGAAGATCGTCCAAGGAGGGTAAACCCATATGCTGTATGACGAAGAACTGGCCCGTATGCGAGCACAGATGCTCGCTAAAGAAGAGGAAGAGCCTCCTGTCTTTGATGACGGCGCTCGATTCCTAGGGCAAGACCCCAATATGATGCAGGTTGGCTTATTCGGCCGACCAAAGAAGCCGGCAGCTCCGCCCACAGCACCCCCAGTTAACTTACAACGTCGATCGATCTTAGGCCTGACGCCTATGCCTGCTGATCTGCCTGCCGTGATTCCCCCATCGGCGCCAAGACCTACGCCTCAGCAAATCGAACAAGCTGTTCCTCAGCAACAGCCTACATCATCTGCGCCAAGTTCGGCTCCAAGCGCAAGCCCGCTTCAGGCTTTAGCAGACAAGGCACTGAACGCGCCAATGTCAAGACGCGATGTGCTGCAACGCGCAGGCCAAGTAGCATTGCAGCAAGTTGTGCCAATGCCTAGTGTTACAGACGTCATACCTCAGGTTATGTCGCCATTAGCAGAAGTTGCAAAAGCCGCGCCTGCCTTTGACAAGAACGCAATCATTGGTGCTGTGTCTTCGTTCTTAACAGACAAGATGGGTAGCACAACAGAAGAGCTAGGCAAGGAGTTGGCAAAGCGTGGTGTATATGACTATGACCCAGACAATCCTTTGACTGCATGGGAATATGCGCAATACGGCGATGAGACGCATGCAAATTATGAAGGTGAGGGCGAGCCTGACTTAAGTCAGACTTCAGGCCTTGCAACTTTGCGTGATAACTTCAATTTGAAAAAGTTGTCAGAGCATTCAGGCATTCCAATCGAAGAGCTTAAAAAGTATATTAGTGATGTTGAGTTGCAAAGTCTGCCATTGCACATAGGCAATAGACAAGAAAGTCTTTCAGCGATTATGGAAGATGGTCGCCCTAAAGAGGCGTACCGCATGACTGCGTTGGAAGAGCTTGGGCCTATAAATGACTACATACGAAAAGCAGCCACAGAATTATTTGGCACGCAAAAATCTTTTGACGAGGATGAGCGTTGGGAAATTGCAAATCATGCGCAAGGGTTAGCCTACGACGACTACGTGCGTAAGACAATAAACAATGTTGAGATGCCTGCGTACCAGTTTCATGATGAGATTTTATTTAAGGCAGGCAAAGACTGGCTGGATGACTCATTGTCTAATGTGTTTGACCAAGGCCTTGAGTACAGTGGCTACGGGTTTGATGACTTTTACGAGCGTATGGACGATGCGCTTAAACCTAAGCGTGCGCCAAAACCAAAAGCTGAAAAACCAAAAGCTGCAAAGCCTAAAGCAAAGTCTAAGGACAAATAATTATGTATGAAGTACCATTTGGTGAAGACGGTGGCAGTGGTGACTTAGACAAAATGCGATTGGCTTTGGCCAAACAGAACAAGCCGATAACACCGCCGTCTGCAGCTTCGCAGATCCCAGGGTATGGTAAGCCAGTACCACCTGCGCAAACAAAGCCTGATCCCTTAGGCGCGGCAGCAGGTAACTTTACCGAGTTGGCAACAAAGTTCAATCCGCTGATGATGATGAAGTCCATGCAGGAGTCTGTTCGCACTCTCAACCCAGTAATTCCTGTTGCAGGCGCTTGGGCCGATGTTGCGCAGAACGTACAGACAGCGGGCGCCGAGGCGATGTACGACATACTTGGGAACCGCAAAGGCATTGAGAAGATGCAGCAGAACTATGTGCCTGTTACTACAGGCCGGTTCTACCAAGAGCCTACCACGCCTTTAGGCAAAGAGTTTGAGACAGATGTGATGAAGGCAATGGACGCGTCCAAGATACCGGCAATGTGGCCCATGGCTTTGAACCAGCCAATTAGACCCCCAATTACCCCTAACGACGTCCGCGTTATGGGCGCTGAAGCCACAAGAATAGGCAGGCAAGTCAAGGATATACCTACAGACTTCTACAACGCGCAATCTGGTTTGCAGAAGTTAGACCCGATCACAGGTCAGCCGACGTACGGCGCCAAGCTCCAAGGCGTAGCTGAAAGCGTTGGGGACATCATGGCGCAAAGGGAAATGCAAGGGTTGCCACCCATCCCTGGGCTCCCCGCTTCCATGCAGCCAATGAACCCTAAGCTGTACGCCATGCGACCTGAAGGGTCAAGGGTTACGACAGCTACACTGCCTGTAACTGCAAAGCAATCTTCTGCAACGTACTCACCTGCGTATGATATTGTTAGTAATGTCATTGACAGCTCAACAATTACCCCCGTGCAAGCGTTGGATGAAATACAAAACAACATCTTGCGTAAGCCTGAAGCTGGGTCTGCACGTAGGGCCTTTGAGTCTTTTCTTAAAGCAAAAGCTAATGAGATGTACCCGGACGCGCCGTCACAAGACGCTGCATTGCAAGCGTATAAAGCTAGGTTTAGTGACAGAGAAGCATCAGCGGCACACTCATTAGAAATGTATGACGAGTTCTTAAACACGCCTAATGGCATACAGTACAGAGCGGCGCTTAACTTACCTTCGGCTGAAGAGTTGCCTGCAAGGCATGAGGCTGCAGCTAATTGGCTTAACTCACAATTTACTAATTACATTCTTGAAAAGGTTGGCACGCCTAATGAGCCCGGCGCAAAATTGGCAAGTCAGGGCTTAACGTTTTACCCGCCTGCAGACGTGTTTGCTTTGGCAAATGCAACCGGTTCAAGCATAGAAGCCAAGCGTACCGCAGCAGGTATGCCTGCTAAGACACCTACAGACGAGGCAGTGATTGCAGCAGACCAACAGCTATTAGAATTGGTACAACAAGCTGCTGACGCTGCAACTCGTAAACGCGACCAAGAGACAATTGCCAAGCAGCTAGGTTACGGCGCAGTTGACCCTAACACAGGTGTTGTGCCTGAAGGTATGAACCTTGGAAGGTATGAGCCTTTTGCTCAAGCATCGCGCGAGTCTGACAAAGCAAACGCTGCGTATAGAAAGCAACAAAAGGCTGTCGACAACTTGCGTTTAGGCACGGCGTATGAATATGCAATTGACACAGCAATCAGCGCTGATACTGCCAAAGGTCTAAAAGAAGACCTTGGGTATGGTGAGCGGCAGTTTTACCCGTCGTTAATGCGCACGCCTGATGAAGAGCGCGTATACACAGCTTCTGTTGGTAGATTAAAAGATCTTGGCTTTGAAGATCTTGCAAAAAGCTTTTACAACGATGTTATGTCTGGCAGCATTCCATTAGATAAAGTTAAGTCAACCACTGTTGAAAAGTACATACGTAAAACAGCTGAAGGTCGAATTGCTGAAGAAAAGCTTGCGCAAGCTAAAGAGAAGCAATTCAAGACTGATGCGGATAACCAGTTTGCACGCAGCGCATCGTTGTATATTCCTAATGACAAAGTCTTTGGCAACGTTGGTGCATTGGAGATTACCAATCGCTTTACGCCTGAGCAAGTTGCCCAGTTGGTAAGTGAAGACACTTTGGCTTTGGACGTCTGCATTGGTGAAGGCGGCAATGTCAGAAACAAGCCGAACCCTTGGCACCCCGGCACCGGTGATCGTCAGTACATTCCAATTTATAACATTGTTACAGGCCAGCGTGACCCGGATGCAACTAGCCCAAGAGGCACATACATTAATGCTGTTGAAAATGGCTCACAAATGGTTAGCTTTAGAGATGTAGTTACAGGCGAGCCTGTCGCCATTTTTGACTTTAACCCTAGCTCATCTGGTAAGTATGACATTAACTTTGCGTCAGGCCGTAAGAACGGCGAAGTTAAGCCTGAATACGTGCAAGGCATTAAGTCTTATCTTAATAGCCGTGAAGACACCATTCGAGGTGTTAGCGATAAGATGAATGAGAACCTAGGTATCTATGATAGCAAGCGCATGTCAAACAGCGCGCTGGCTAGTGTCGTTAATACACCTGTGACTACGTTTAAAAAGTATGACCTGTCAGGCTTGCCGCGGTTTGTCACAAGCAGCGACATTCGCAGTTATGTTGACGCAATAAAAGCCAATGCGCCACAAGAATTGGCACCTGCAGTTTTGTCGCAACGGCCTAGTGAAAGCTTGTTAGCGTCTACTTCGGGCGCTGTGGCGTCAGCAGTTGACAACATCCTTGACTCACAAAGACGCGCGTTTGACGAAGCAGGTGAGAGCAATCAATTTGTTCAAGCAGAAGTATTCTTTAGGGATACTTTAGACCACTTTAATAGATACGCACAAGCTGAAGGGCCTGTACGCGCGCTGGATCGTGCCACGCAGCGCTTGTATGACCTAGAGTCAGAGTACGCCAATAGCCCACGTATTATTGCCAATATCATTGCAGAAGGCATGATTGATCTAATCCAAACCCTAGGCTTGCAAGCAGAATACGTAGACGCGCGTATAGCCGCTGAGGGTGCGCAACCTCGTGCTGTTGCAATGCAAGGTGACCCCATCCCTGACATGGACACCACAGAGTTGCTTATAGATTATCGTGACAGGTTAACAGCGGATCAAGCACGGTGGCTTGAAGATTTTGATGATCGTTGGAATGGCGATGAAGGCAACACTGACGCAGGCCGTGAGGGGATGGTTGATGAATACGCGCGTTGGAGAGCTACTAATCGTCTACTACCTGAGCAAGCGCCTGACTACTTGCGTATGACGCATGATGCTGCATTGGAACTTGATCGTCAAATGGGTGTAGACGCAGGCGATGAGCTGCGTTCAGTTTTTCGCGTTATTACTGAAGGCAGTGGTCTTGATCCTGTGCGTGATACGGATGCGTTTATTACGGCATTACGAGGGGCTGCTGAAGTTGCAGCGCGGGGGTCTGTTGAGACTGCGCTAAATGAGTTGGCTGATGATATGTATACCGCGTACATACGCGATTGGGAGCCTGAAGTAGGCCCGCCTGCGCAACAAGCAACGCCTATGTTTGACTTTGCCGGCGCGGTAGATACTATGGCTGACGAGCTTGGTGCAAACTTAGGCGATGCAATTGGAAATCAGTTTACTACTGTTGCTAATGGCATTGCAGCGCATACCAATCCGCGATTAGACCCTGTGGGCTACGCTACTGCATTGCGGCGGTGGACGCATGTTAACGGTAATGACCCAGTTACGCGTGAGTTAAATATACTAGCTGACGCAGTTGAGGTATCAGCACAACCCGCGCCCGCACCGCCACCTGCAGTAACCCTTAGCAGAAATAT